TTTATAACTGCGTTTTATAATATTTTAAAAACTAATATAGTTAATGGTGATGATGCTTTAATTGACAGTTTAACACTATCAGATAAAACTTCTATTGCAATAGCTTTAAAAGGACAAATATCAGAATCAATTAATGTAATTTTTGATGATGCAAAAAACATTTCCAATAAATATGATGTTAAAGATATTTTAAATAAATTTAAATCCTATAAATCACCCGAAACCATAGTTTTAGAATCACATAATAGTTCATTTGTTTTAAAAGCTGAAATTATGCCACCCACAATTAAAACTGAAGTAGAATATGATAATCAATTTAAAGGTAATAAAAAAACCGAAGACATTAAATCAAACGAAGATGTTAAAATTTTAATTACTAATGCTTTTTTGGGCGAACTTTCAAAATATATCAACAAAATTTGGATAAATGAAGAAGAGGTAATTTTAACCGATCTTAAATTTGAACAGAGAATAAAAATCATAGAAAAACTTCCAAGTGTTCTTGTTCAAAAGGTATTAGAAACTATTACTGAGTGGAAGTCTAAATTGGATGAAGTTTTAACGGTTAAACATGATGAATATGTAAAAACCATCAGTGTGGACAGTGTGTTGTTTTTAAACTGAAAATATATATACTACAATAAGTAGTATATATGTCATTTAATACGTTTACGGGTACACAGCCTAACGAGGCTGATCTTGCGGCTATTCAAGCGATGGCAGAAAAATATAAAAGAGAACAAGATTATGTTAATAAACAAAATTTAGCTTTAATAGAACTCAAAAAAGCGGCTTTAAAGGGTGAAACTGAGATTGAACAACGTTCTAGAAAACTCCGTGAAGCTAGAGAACGTTTTATCAAAGATATAGAAGATAAAGAAATAGCTGACTATGAAAAAAAATTAAAAAGAGATAAAGAAATAAAAGAAAGAGAAGAAAAACTTCAAAAACTTGAAGACGAAAATTATAAAAACGAAAAAACGAATGTTGAAAAATTAAAAAAATCTCCTATTTTGGATTTATTACCCGATGGGGTTAAAAAGATTAAAATAAACGAAAAAACCGAAGAGAATGGAAAAAAGGATGATATGTTTTTTAAATTATCTGAAGTTTTTAAAAATTTACCAAATAATATTAATAATCTTTTTGGTAAAATCAACAAACAAAATGATACGGGTGAGCAAAAAAACATAGGAGAGCAAATATTAAGGGTAAGTTTCCATCCTGAAGGTATAAAAATATTAAGAACACTTTTAGATCCTATCTATAAATCATTAAGTTCGTTTACCGAAAACATGGATAAAGGAATTGCAAGTATTATTAAAAACATTAAAGATTCTTTTAAAGGCGGCGGTAGCGGTTGGCTCGCAAGTATATTACTTTTAGCATTAGCCGATATAGTATGGATGGGCGAAAAATTATATAAAATTTATCAAAGTGTTAAAGGGATGGTGATAACTATTGGTGAAATTTTTACTAAAATTGGAAAACAACTTGAACAAGTTGGTGTAGCTCTTAAAAGATTTTTAATAGATCCGTTTGTTAAAATTGGAGAAAAACTTGGAATTAATAAATGGATAGACGAAACGATTAAAGCGACAACAGAAGGTATTACAAAATTTAAAAACGGTGTTTTAGATGAAATTTCAAAATTTAAAAATAGTTTTTTTGAAAAACTGGGGTTTGAAAAGAATTTTGCAAAATTAACAACAGCACAAAATGCTTATGGTGAATCTTTAGTAAAAACCGAAGGAATGTACGCTAGGATGTCTAATGCTTTAAAAACATCATGGCAAACAATAACAGATCTTAGAACTCGTGTTTCAGGTTGGTTTACTAATATTAGTAATATGTTTAAAGAAGAAGGTCCATTATCAAATGTAAGCAAATTTGTAAAAAATCTTGGAGAACAATTAACAAAAATTAAAGGACCAATTCAAGGTTTTTTTGAATTTTTTAGTCCTCTTGGAAAAGTATTAGAGATGTTTATTGCGCCTTTAAAATGGTTGGCTAGATTTATATCCATACCAGTTATACAATTAATTGATGGTTTTGTAACAGGGATTAAAACATTTTTTTCGGTTATAAACGATGATGCTTTGGGTCCGATACAAAAAGCTACAGCTGTTATTGCTGGATTTTTTGGTGGTTTAGGTAGTTTAATATCTGAACTTGTAAGCTTTTTTGGAACACTACTTGGTTGGGTTGGTAAAATACCAACATTGGGTTGGGTTGGTAAAATAGGAGAAGCTGTTGATTGGGTAGCGGAGAAAATAGATACTCACAAATTAGGCGAACAAACAATAGATTTGATGAAGACTTATAATGACGGTCAGGCTATGGGTCCCGAAGATAACAGAACACCACAAGAAATATGGAGAAGTTCACCAAAATATCAACAAGCTTCACCAGAAGAACGTAAAGTTTTAGATGAAAGATATTCAAAAGCATTGATGCCTAATAAAGAAAAAGAACCAAAAATTACACCCGTCATTACACCAGTAGGACCAGTAATGCCAGCACCATCCGTAAAATACGAACCAAAACCGGAAGAAAATTCAAATCAAGTAGTCGCTCAAAACGTTGCACTTAGTCAAGATAACAAAAAAATAATAACTAGTTTGGATAATTTAACAGCTACATTACAGAAAAACTCTGAAAAACAAAATAACACACAAAGCACTACTGTTATAAATCAAACACAACAATCACCAAGTTCTAATACGGGAATTAAAGATTATCTTCTTAAACCAGTAAGAGATGTTAACTTTGAAACTAGAATGACATATACCAATAATTCAAACAATAGGAATTGGGGTTATATTTAACGTATTTTATAAGTATTTTATATGTCAAATGATGCTATAACACAAGATGGGGCTAGTGGTGTAAACGGTAGTTTTGGTGGAAGTTCTGGTGGTTCAGCACAGTATTTTAAAGCTACAGACAAAGAAATGAGTTTCTTGGGAGTTCATAGTTCACCATACACGGTATTAGAAAAAACCGGAAGTGGTCTTGTGGATGTATCAAAAGACATGTATTGGTCTAACACGGGAAATAAAGACGAAGTTCCTTCTGTGTTCTGTGTAGAAAAAGAACTTCAATTTGGAACATGGGCAACGCAATTATCAAATTTATTAACACAAACTGGTGCAGTTTTAAGTACTGCTGGATCTGTTGTTGGTGCTAGTAATGCAAAAAATTTAGATACATTTTTAAAATTATATTCCGCTAAACCCACGGGTTTTAAATATAATTTTCCTTGGTTAATAAACAGCGGACAACCATTGAGAACAATTAGTAATACTTGGGATGATGCACAGGGTCTTTCGTCTCTAGCTAAAAGTTTTGGTGCTCAATCTAGCGGATCTAGTCAAAATAACAATGCAGGTTCTGCTTTAATTGGTGCTGTGGGTGGTGCTGTAATGGGTGCTTTAACTCCGGGATTTGGATTTGAAGATACAAAAGAATATAAGTCAACTTCACAGCAATCTATAACATTATCGTTTCCTTTATATAATACATTAGATTTAAAATCAGCATTTAGACATTTTAGTTTTGTTCAACTTTTTACCTTTCAAAATTTAAAAACAAGAACATCGTTAATGACATTTATACCACCGAAAATTTATGAAGTTGACGCTTATGCCATTGGCGGTGTTTATATGCCAGCAGCAGTAGTTAGTGAGTTAAAAATAGAAAGCATTGGTACGACAAGAGCTATGAGTGATTGGTATGGATATGGTGCAAATAATATTATTATGCCTGAAGCATATAGAGTATCAATAACTTTTACCGATCTGTTATCACAAAGTTCAAATGTATTTGCTGGTACAATGGGGGGTTCTAAAATTTCAGTTACTGATGGTGGTGCAATTGCAGAAACACTTACTAATGCTGCTAACGCAACAGGTGATTTTCTAGGAGACATAGTAAATCGTGCAACAGGAAACCCATAATAATATGAAACAATCAGACTTTACAGATTTGCCTAAATTATCTATTTACAGATATGAAAATTTCTTGAATATATACGAAGATGATAACGGAACTCGCTTTTATAATTTTTTAAGATCGATAAATATTTTACCTGCTAATGATAGTTCAGCAGAAGATGATTATTATGTTAAATTAAATGACACTTGGGTTTTAATATCATACAGATATTACGGTACAATGAATTTATGGTGGTTAATATGTGAATATAATAACATTCAAAATCCCACATTGATACCGGAACAGGGAACTAAAATTAAATTATTGAAAAAGGAATTTGTCTGGCCTGTTATATCAGCATTAAATGCTCAAATTAATAGTTAAAAAATTCTTCTAACTCAAAATAAAACCTAACATAAGCTATATTTTTAGTGTTTTTGGTTTTTTTACCATCTGAATATGAATATATAATTTCATTAATCTTAAATAAATTATGTTTTTGCATTATATCTTCAAATGCATGTAATTCAAATTCAATATGTGAATTTTTTAAAGAAAAATCTAATAAATCATCGTCTGTTATTGTTTTTAACATGTTTTTTTCATGCAATTCGTTTAATTTATTTTGAAATTTTAACCATAATCCCTTTTTATCAAAAAGATTTAATTTATAAATCAACCATTTACTTTGATAATTTAAGATTAAATCTTTTTTACCTAATAATAGATTATTTTTATCCGTTTTAAGAGTCGATTTATTCATTTTTCTCATAAGTATTTATTAATAAGATGCCAAGGAAGAAAAAAGATGAAAATAATGAATTGGATTTATCTAATATTTCAACAGAAGACATATTAGTAGATGGTAATTTCTTTAAAGGCAATGAAAATCTATTAAGAGGTAACGCTCAAATGAAATGGACTCCTCAAATGATTGAGGAGATTAAAACATGTAATAAAAAAATATTACATTTCGCTGAAAATTATTTTTTCATCACAACTCTTGATGATGGAAAACAAAAAATAGAACTTAGAAAGTATCAAAAACGTCTTTTGAAAGCATTTTCTACTAATAGATTTAATGTTGTCTTATCTAGCCGTCAAAGTGGAAAAACAACTACAATCACCATTTATGCGCTGTGGATGGTATGTTTTCAGAACGATAAGAGGATCACTATTGTTGCAAATAAAGAAGATACCGCAAAAGAAATTTTTGCTCGTATTAAAATGGCATTTGAACAGCTTCCAATTTGGATGAAACCATCCGTTAAATCGTGGAGAAAAGATGGTTTTCAATTAGAAAACGATTCGGCTATTACGGTTTGTTCAACATCAAGTGCTGGACCTCGTGGTAGTTCAAGTAATCTTCTTATTATAGATGAAATGGCACACTGTCCTAATGATTTAATGAAAGAATTGTGGAAATCGGCTATTCCTATTATTTCATCTTCTAAGAAATCACAACTTGTGATTATTAGTACGCCTAATGGTGTAGATAATAAATTTTATGATCTTTATAAACAAGCACAAGAATCAAATAGCGAATGGCATTTAGAACGAGTTGATTGGTGGGAAGTTCCCGGTAGAGACGAAGCTTGGAAACTTGATGCTATAGATGCTATTGGATCAAAAGAAGATTTTGATCAAGAGTTTGGAAATGTATTTCACGACAAAGGTAAAACCGCAATTGATCCTGAATTATTAGAAAAATTAAAAGAACAATGCAAAGACCCCATACTTGTTATGGATAATGGTGATTATAAAGTTTTTAATGAACCAAACCCCGAAAGTTTTTATGCTATTGGCGTTGATGTCAGTGAAGGTATAGGAAGAAGCAATACAGTTGCACAAATTTTAGATTTTTCAGATCTTACAAATATAAAACAAGTTGCAATTTATTCAACAAATCAAATGAGTCCTTTTCATTTTGGAACAAGATTAATGGGCATTCTTAACGATTGGGGTAGACCACCCATTCTTGTTGAAAACAACAATAATGGTCAACAAGTATTAGACGTATTGTGTCACACGCACAATTATGAATCAGTTGTTACATATCAGTTTGACGGTATGAGTAAACATTACAACAAAGAAGGAAGATTTGGTATTCACAATCACACCAATACTCGCTATAGGGGCGTTACGAATTTTAGATATTGGGCTAATAGTTTGAAAGCTTTAGCGTTATATGACATGGATACTTTATTGGAACTTACTAATTTTGTTAGACATCCTAATTTTACATTTAGTAAAAGAAAAGATGAAGATTTGGATGATAGAGTTTTATCTTTAATATGGGGTTTATTTATTTTAGATCCGTCTATAGCACCAAAATATTTCAATATTATTGAAACTGACGATCAAGGTAGACCTTTAAAAATTAAACCTCTTGTTGATAATAGCGATTTAATTAAAAAAAGTCCAATTTTTTACGGTCAAGTTTCAAATTTTAAAAAAACTAATAATATTATTAACAATAATGTTAGTTTTGTGGGTAAATTTGACATGAAAGCACCGATAACAATTGAACAAGAGTCATTACAGCTTCAACGTTGGCTTTCAAACTGGGGAAATGTTGGTCCTGAACCACCAATGGTAGAAACAATCGATAAAGACAATAAAGATAATAAGGATAAATTATATAATGGAGAAGAATGGCGACCAGCAATTCTAATTTAATAAAATATTATGTTACAAACACCGTTAAATAGATCACGTAGTGATAAATTCATTTTAGTTTTGGATATTCCATTAGCTCTGAAAAAGAATTATGATAGAATTATTAGTGATAATTTTAAAATTGACCCTTTACAATTATCAATAATAGGCTCACCTGTACCTGCTATCAATGTACCTGCGGTGGATGTTCCTTTTGGTGGACAATTTTATAAAACTTCATCTTTTTCAAGACCAGCATATGACCCGTTGCAAATAAAATTTTTAATTGATAATGGATATAAAAACTATTGGGCTATTTGGAATTGGCTTAATTTGTTAAATAATTATAAAACATCTAAAACAACTGCACATAACATTGTTGATAATGGAGAAAAATTAATTAATCCAATGTCTAATTATACTTCGAATTTTAAAATTTATGGCATTGATGAATATAATAATAAAATTATTTCTTTTTCTTATTCTAACGCATTTCCAATCAGTTTAAGTGAAATAAATTTTAATAATCAAGATCCATCTGAAATTAATTCAAATGTTACTTTTGTTTTTAATCAGTTAGAAGTTGAATTATTAAAAGATGTCAATCAAGCATCTTGTTAGTTATGGCTGATACTATGAACAACACAGATCAAAAAGGAACTTATCATCAAGTAAGAGATCAATATTATTATATTGAAATATCATTGTATAATCAAATTGAAGGTCAAAAACCATTAAATGTTCCTTTTTTCTTTGTTGATTCTCTTAAAATTCATGAAGGTTTATCTACTTGGATTACTAAAGCTGAAATAGTTTTTAATTCTGATTTTGAAATTTTTGCAAGAGGTGCTCAAAAAATAACATCAGATCCAAACAATACAGATGTTAAAGCTCCTTATATAGACAGAACTGATGGTAGAAATAGAATACATATTAAAATATATCCCGTTGACATGAATTTAGACGGAACCATTAAAAGTGCTGGTAGTTCGGCTAAATTTGAAAAAAAATATTGGGAATTAGACTATGATTTTGTAGTTTATGATATGCAAGATTTACCAACACCAAATGTTCAAATCAAGAAAAAGATGTATATGTTAATTGACGAAAGATGTCAAATTTTAAAAGAAAAAAATTTAGAATGGTCATCTGCAACCATGTCGGCTAAAAGATTAGGAACGCAAGCAAGATTTTTAAAAGACTCACAAGCTGCTATAAATCCCAATGATGCTTTAAAGGATTTATTAACTTTAGTTTCAACTAATGGTGATACGATGGAAAAAATAAAAATTGGATTTGATCAAAATGGAAGTATCGATAAGCCTAGTATTGATTTTGATAAAACGCAACAATGGGATGTTGGTGATTCTAACAATAAAGTTTCATTTCATCCGAGTGCAAATTCTACGGCTTTGGATGATATGTTTTATATATTATCACATTGTAAATCTTCAGATGATTTTCCGGTATTACTTGATTATGGTAGAAATAGTGAAGATAAAGGATGGCATTTAATTTCACTGTCAGAGTATTTTAAAAAATCTACAGATGAACAAGTGGAAAGATTAATTTTGGAAGATGGTTTAGCTCCCGATTCATCCGAAACAACGGGAAATACCAGTAATAGCACACCGTATATACCAAGAGCCGATGCTTCAATTGGAACACAAACTAAAAATTTTACATCTATAGTTGCTTCAAAAATAACAAAATATAATTATTCTCCTATGGTATCTTTAGACGATGCTAGAATATTAAATTCTCCATTATGTTATTTTGATGAACATACTGGGTTTTTTAATTTAAAAAAGAAAAATAATACTGCAAAAAAAGTAATTGAGAAATTAAAAGAATTGGCTAAACTTGGTTTATATAATTTTAAAAAATCCAATGGTAATCAAAAACCACAAATATTAATAAGTTTAAATAAAACAAAAACAACCGGACAAATGACTAAAAATGAATTTTCTATAACCGGACCTTATTCTTTACATGATGCTCCTTTACATCAAATGATTTTAGATGCTATATTTTTAAATCAATCTATTTCTTTTCAAACTTTAGGATTAACAATAAGAACTCCCGGAAAATTTATATTTATTGATCGTACTGCGTCTGGTGATGTAAATCCGTTTGACGATAGATTTTTAGGACAATGGTTAATTACACATGTGACTCATTTGTTTACACAAGAAACATATATAAACGAAATCGTAGCTAATAAAGTTGATAGTTATTCTGAATTATGGCCTGAAGAAGATAGTAATTATTAATATGGATAAAAACGTAATAAAACAAGCTATTCAAAAAAATAGAATTAAAGATTTAGCATCTTCTAATAAACCTAGTATGCCAAGTATACCACAAATGGCAAAAAATTTAGGACAAGATATATTTAAAACCGTAAAAAGTGTAGCTGCTGGCAATCCTATTAATGTTGATAGTCAAGAAGCAAATAAAAGAAAAAATATATGCAATTCTTGTGAATTTTTTAACAAAGCACAAGAAAGATGTTTAAAATGTGGATGTTATATGGCAGTTAAAGCCTATGTTAAAGCATCCAGTTGTCCTATTGGCAAGTGGTAGCTGAATATATCATTGGTATATAATATTGATCAACTATCCATTTGGCATAATAATCAATTTGCAAAACATCTTCTGGGTTTTTTTCTTTTAAAGTATCCCACTCTAAAATATAATCAGCCATACTACTGATAATTTTATTATTAACTCTCTCAGTATCATTAGCATCTTGTATTCCTTTTCTTTTAATAAAGATTAAAAGACCTTTTACTTCATTTTTAAGCCAATATACTTCATCTTGTTCATATTCTATATAACGAATATCGGGTAATATATTAACAAAATTTGGTATAATTGTAAACGCATTAATAAAATATCTACCTTTGGTTTTACTTCTCTGCATCTTACCATATTCGACTAATAATGGTCGCATAAATTCTTTATCATCAGAATTTTCAGTAAAAGCGTCAAGATTAAACTTTTTTGATATAAAATCTTTTAAATCTGTCTTAACCGCATCACCAGCGATAGATTTGCGAATAGCATCTATTTTATATTCTTTTAATTGTCGAATTATACCTCTACAGAGGGTGTCTTTTCCTGCTCTTGCTGCTCCTGCAATGCCTATTGGGGGGTATGAAAAACTGATATTATGCATAAATATAACTATATACTATTATTAAAATATGTCCATTGAAATAAATCCAATTTTTGGGGTATCTGAAACAATAGAAACGTCTGCACCCGTTTCAAAAGAACCCACCACGGCAAGTGTTCAACAGGTTTTTAATCCAAACGAGCCAAATATAATAAGCGGTATTGGTGCGTCAAGCGGTGATTTTGTTTTAACTGGGACTACTGGTGATATATCGAATGGTTTTATAGAATCAATGCCAGATGATGCTATTTTCACTGGGACTACTGCTAGTATAATCGATCCGTCTTTAAAAGACGCACCAGTTTATATTGCAAATTCAGTTGATCCTAACCCAAATGCAAATTCAGATAATCCAAATGCAAGATTGTCTAAACAATCGGCTGAACAGAAAAAAACACCATCTCAGAAAAAAGATAAAACTAAAGAAATAAATCAAGGTGGTAGTAAATCACATACAATTACACACAAAGAAATTCAAGAATTAGAAAAACAAACTAATTTATCATTATATCCTTATCTTTTTGGCGGTGAATTAGCCAGAATAAAACATCAATTTTCCAATTTAAATACAAATAAATATTATCTTTTATTAAACATGTTAGTTTATGGTTTTGATAATAAAATTTTACAATCTGGTGTTTATGGTCAAGACAAATATGTTATAGATCAAGGGTTTTTAAACGATTTTATCAAAATGGCTAAACAGCCAAAATTACAAGAAGCGTTAAAGAAAACACCTGCATATCAAAAAAAATCATTTGATGATATTGGTAAATTAGGTGTTACTCAAGCTAATGCTAATAATATGAATACAAGTCCAATAACTGGACCTCAAACTGAACATCCAAATTTAGTAACAGCTTTGATAAACAAAATACATCCAAACGCAGTTGCTGAATTGGATGCTTTTTGTAATAAAGTAAGAACATCTGCTTATTTAGCATTACCTAAAAAAGCTTTTGGTGCGATACAGGGTTTAGTGGCGGGTATTAATGGTGTAATAGCAGCATTTTCGACTCTTATAAATGACATTTATAATGGTATTATGGAATATGTTCAAAAATTTTATGCTTATATAAATGGGTTATTGTCTAAATTACAACAACTTGTAATGGATTTTTTAGAAAGTATAATTCCGGTTGATTTGTTATGTATATTGATGGCTATATTGCGTTCTATTGCTAGTGATATTCCGTTTTTCACATCATTAATGAATATGTCTAACATAACAAGTAATCTTACGGGTACATTGGAAGGTTATGTTAATAGTGCATTTGGTGCTGGTAGTGATTGGGTTGGCACTGCTGGTAGTTTTGCAAGTAATCCTTTCGGGTTTGTATCACAGTATTTGCCACCACAAGTAAATCAAATTATAAACCAAGTAAACTCATTAGCAAATAATCCAAATAATTTTTTAAGTTCTATGTTGGCAAATTATGGATATGGGTTAGCAGCAAAAGCAACTCAAAATAAAGTTGTATCAGAAATTCAAAATATAATGGGTCCAAATTTTTCAATTTTTAATCCTATTATCAATGCATTAGGGGATACTAATTCGACAAACCCAGAATCAGCTTCAAAACTCGGTGCTAGTACGTTTAAAGATGGCACTGAAGATATTTATGGACATCCCACTGACTCGTCAAAAATTGGAGTTAATGTCGCTTAATATATTATGTCTCGTGATAGTCATTTACTTTATGGAACATACGTTGGGTTGGTTTTAGATGCACAAGATCCCGATGGTTTAGGTAGAGTTAAATTAATAGTTCCCGGTAAAACTGGTCCACTTTTTAAAGGATGGAACGATAAACTTGATGATATATCATTTAAAACTGCATCTTCTGATCCGTTTTCACCTGATGTTTTAGATAGAGTGTTGGGGGTTTTACCGTGGGCAAGGCCATCTACTCCTGTCTGGGGTGGTGGTACGGGTGCTCCCGTTGCAACGGATACTCAACAAGCAACTACAATACCGACAGATCGTGCTCTTGGTTCTGGTTCAAATGCTGGTGTAACTCCCGGCGTTTTAGCAAAAACTGGAAATAGTGGTAGGTCAACGGGTCCACATTTGGATGTTAGATGGGGTGATAAACGTCCTATTTCAGCAAATGATGCAAATAAATATCTTTTAATAGACGGAAAATCACCAAGTAGTTTTGGTGTTTCTTCCGCTTATGGTGCTACTGAAAGTTTTAGAAAAAGTCCACACAAAGGTATTGATTTTAGAACCCCAACTGGATCATCTATTCAATTACAAAACGGCGCAACTTATGTTGGAACGTTTGAAGATTCTGGTGGCGGTGGAACTGTTGTTAGAATTAATACACCAGAAGGTGTAATGAGTTTACTACATTTAAATCCGGGAACTGTAAACACAAACTATGGTAATGATAATTCCGCTCAATCGCTTCAAGCTGTAAATGGTGATAATAGAGGAGTTTCTGATGATGGTGTTAATAATAAAGAAGGAACATTTAATGGAAATGAAGATCCAATTGGTTCCGGTAGTGCGTGTGCTGGAAATTCAAGCGGTTCTCCGATGAGTCTTTCTGAAGCTAAAGCATTATCAGTAGCTCAAAACCGTGAAATGGATTCCAAAGGAATGACAATTGCTTCTAATAATGGTGTAATGGATGAAGCATCATTTAAAAGTTATGCTGTTGAAAGAATGAAATGTTCACCTTTACTATCAGCAAATTTAAATCCATCAGAAGCAGCAAAATATGGAGTATCAAACACTAAAGATCCAAATCAATGGGCGGATTTTATGTGGAGATTGGCATTAGCGGAACAAGGTGGTAAGGTTGCAGCATCCGGTGCTGATACTGTAAATGATCCGGGTGGTTCTTGGGGTGCATGGTCAACTAGTGTTCTTGATACATCGGTGTATGCTGGATATAGTGGAATGGGCGTTAATGATTTACAATCAAGACCAGAGCTTGCCGCTAATACCGCAATATCAATGGCGGAAATTCAAATAACTAGAAATAATTCAATTGATGGTCTTGATAATACAGTTACAAAACGAGGATCATTTGCGGGTACAACCATGGCGAGAATGAGAGGTGAAGGTGCTCCATTAACAGCAGCGAGTTCTGGTGCTTTGGTTCAAAGGACAACAAATCAAGGTATGAACGCTTATGGTAGTGTTAACATGTCAAGATATGGAGCACCTGTTGGTGTTTTTTCAACGCCAGCCGTTGGTTCAAAAGTATGGGTGACGTTTGAAGGGGGTAGTTCACAAAGACCAATTTATATGGGTCAAGTATATGAACCATCTAACATAGGAGCACATGGATAATTTCAATAAAATTAATAAATAAAATATGGCAGCATCAACAACATTAGATAGTTTATCCGGTTCAAAACAAACCAGTTCATTAGTTGCTGAAGCTGGTGGCTTGGAAATAAAAAGTAATATTTTTATTAACACTGCTACTGGTTCATCTATTCAAGATGATATGTCTTATGTTTTATTACAAGACAAATATAAAAGTTTAGTTCAACTTATAGGTGGAGGTTTAACAATAAAATCAAATGCTGATTTGTATATTGGTGCTGGTCAAAATCTTTTTACTTCAATAAGGGGCGATTCTCAAACGGTAGCTCAAGGGGATAAACATAGTTATGTACATGGTAATGAAACAAAACAAGTTGGGGAAGCAACATCAAAGCAAGTAACGGCTGCTAAAAGTTTACAAGATACTACACATGATATTGATAAGAAAAAAGTCGATACAATTAAAAAAGAAAAAGGATCACAGGTTCCATGTCCAACGTGTTCTAGTAAAATATTAACAGATAAAGATCAATGTTTAATTGATAAAGCATTTCAAATTATAAGATTTACAATACCAAATTTACCTTACCCATTAGAAGTAATTCAAAAATATTTAAATATGTTAATTACACCGTTTCTTTCAAGTGAAAAGGTGTCATCTTTAAATCAAGGAAAAGGTTGTGGTAGTCCCGGTTGTAAAAATGGAATGGTTTATTCTAAAAAAGAAGCAATACAAAAAGCAAACGAAACCGCTGCTAAAGATTTAGAAAGTAAACAAAAAACATTAGAAAAACATCAAAAAGATTTAGGTAGTGGTGGAACTCATGCTATGGGTCCATTTATGTCTGATGTTGCTATACATGTAGGTCATCCAAAATCGATGAACAAAGCACCAACAACCGCTGAAGGTGAAAACATGACCACTCCTTTTGGATTTTTAAATAGTGAAGAAGGAAAAGGACTTTTTCCTCACACTAAAGGTAATTGTAAACAAGTTATACATACTGATCCTTTAATAAACCCCGGTAGTTTATTTTTAGGAGTTGCTCAAAAATTTACATTGGCTGTTGGATCTCCCGGTATTGATGTTCACACAACAGGTAAGGCTCAATTTAACGGTGCGGTTACTACGATAGCAGCAACTGAAGGTGAATTAACATTAATGTCTAAAAATCTTACTACAATCAAAGGAAAAAATATTGTAATAGATGGTAATGATCGTTCTGGTGATACTGGAATAAGAATGGAAGCGAATAATGTTATGGTTGCTGGTGCTTTGCATGTTAGCGGTGATACTGCTATAAAAGGTTCTTTATCATTGGATGGTGGTTTACATTGCACTCACATTACAGCCCCCGGCGAACGTGTATCTACTGGACCTTCTAACAGTTCAAATTCGGTTCATTTGGGTGCTAATTGGAATAATCCAACAGGTGCATTAAAAGCAACATTAGCTAATACAAAGGATTATGTGGTAAAAACAGCAGGAAGAGATTTATTTAACACATTATCAAAAAATATTTTTAACGGAACTACTCCAATGTTTACATTGGCTATGGAAGCATATGATAGAGCAATGTTACAAGTTCCCGTTGATAATACTGGTTTGCCCACTGGGTATGCTATGACTTATTTTGCACCTCCCGGTGTTCCTGCTGGTAGTCCGCTGATGGTTAACGGTATTGCGTTTGCAATGACTAAAGATGGTCCTGCGCCTGTTACGTTTACAAATACTTTCGTAGTTCCCGGTCAAACTTTACCAATATTTACTTTCCCACATAATCACGGTAATGCTGGTGATGAACACGCCCATGATTATACAAGTTATCATGGACATCAAGTTGCAAATGCAAAAACAGCTAGAGCAACTAGACCTCAACCTAGTCACGTACCAACACCAGCAAAACCAACTGGTATGGGTTCTAAACCCGGACATAGAAGTATTGGTGATTTATGTATACCTTGTATTAACCCTTTTGGTAATAATGGAAATGAAGCAGCAATATCTAGAAGAAATTCGCAATATGGGCTAGGGCCGAATGATGGAGATGCGTATAATGGAAACTTTGTTACTGCTGATGGTGTATTTGATCCAGATGGTAATTTAATACCACCACCAAATTTCAATCTTGGATGTGATTAAACAACAATACCACCAATTGTTGTTACTGAAGTATAAACAACTGGAACGGTACTTACTGTGGGTGTCAACATTGATCCATACGTATCAGAAAAATATTTAATTGCTAGTGCTGAATTTGAGAATATATATGTATATTCCAATTCGGGTGTAGTTTTATATTTGTCCATTAACAAATCATAATGTTCTTTTGATAAAGTTTCACTTAAATATATATTTTTATAATTTGGAATTTCGGATGCCATTGCTAAAGATATTGCACCGTTTGTTGGTGATTTATTCCCTATGATATATTTCATATCATCTAAATTTAACAATACTGCAACTTTATTTGCAATATCAGCATAATATTTTAAATACACAATTGTTGTTCCTTTTGTTAAAAGAACAAGCATCGTTCCTGATGTTTTGTATATGTTTACTTCCGCTTTATAATCTGAAAAATATTTTTTTATAAAGTTAACAAAATAACCAGCGTGTGATTCTCTGGCTGAATTTATATAATCATATACAAAATTTGTAACATCTTGTGGTGCAAAGGGAGTTAATAGTTCTTCATAAGTTGTACTTAAAGGCGGTATTGTGATTGCACCATATTGATAAGGGTTTTGACCAGTTAAATCCAAAGATAATAATGCTGGAAGTGTTTCTGATTTTTTAATCGTCACACCATCGGAATTACAAATATAATTATCTATAATTTGAGTTCCCCCGTTTTGTCTAACCTCTGTTTGTGCTATCATTTTTGGTATAAAATTTATACCAGTTTGAATCATTACTTCTCCTAAAGAAACTCTTGGATCACCGACACCAGTTAGCCCAGTAAAATCAGTAAATGGGGTAATATCAAACGATGAAGGCGGTGCGACTAATATTCCACTAACGTTATCATCATTTACTGCATTTAATAAATTACATAAAAAAGGTATTATGTTAAAATTAAGATCTAAATGTTGGGCAGAGCCTACTGGAAATAGAGTCGGGTCTAATCCAGCTTGAATACAAAAAGGGTCTATTAAACTAGGATCAATGTTATTCATCTAAAAAATTTTCGTGTTGTTGTTTTAAAAATATAGTTTTGAGAAATTCCATAACAGCATCTCTATCTTTTGAGGTTTCAAACTTTTGAATTATAACTCTTTCTCCTTCCATATTATATCCAAACAAAACAAAAGAGTCCAAATATTCAGAAACCATATTTTTTAACATTGTCAAATCTCTTCTGACAATTGTGTTATTTTGTGAATTTTCTCTTAACCATCTATCCAAACTTTTTTGAAGTTCTAAATTATTAACAGCTAAAAAAACTTTATCATTTAATTCTTTTACTTGTTCATCTGTCATACCTTTTTTTTTTGACTTTACACTGGTATTTTCTGAAGACAATGAGGGGGTATTAGTTTTTTTTCTTTTATTTGTCATTGTATTTAGGTGCTTTATTATTTATTCCAAATTTAACAAGATATTCGACAACTGTTTCAATAGAACTTGTTTTTAATTTAAATCTATCTGGTATAAATTGCGCCCCATCATGCATTTCAAAATATTCTTCGCCAAAAGAATTATGATTGTTAAAACATGTTATAAACACAGATGATACTTTAGGATCTACCACAACAGTCCAAGCTCTAGGATCATGTTCAGAATAATCTGTAAAAACTTTATCAGTTACATATCCACTATCACGAAGGCGTTTGATAAAATATCCAACAGTTGTTAATTTATTTTTCGACATATTATATCTTATCACTTATTAATTATTTAACAAGTGCGGATATAATATATTTTAACTGTGTATTTTCATCTTCTTGTGTTTCAAAAACAAACACTTTAAACTCATTATTAATTTTAACTTTAATAGAAGTTTTACTACTAGCCAGTAATTTAAATACTTCTATTTTAACCGACATTGGCGTTAGTAAAGGTTCTCCTGTAAATGAAGGAGAAGCCACCAAAGATACATTATCGATATTTTGAAGCGATTTATCATCAATTTCCGCTATTACAGTATCATCTTTAGTATAAAAATATATTTTATTAACATCGTTAACAAAAGAATACGCTGACATGATTTGCTTAATTTTTGCAAGTGAAATATCAAACACAGTATCATACTTTAAACTTGCAATTTTTTCAATATTAACACTGGATTCTTTGATAATGTTATCTTCAACTAAATGATATTTAAAATGATTGTTTTCGCCCGATACTGTATTAGTTGATTTGCAAACAATATTGTTATCATTTTTAATAATTTTAAATTCACCGTCATCACCCAAACAATCTAATCCAGTTAAAAATTTTTTAATATTGATAATATTAAGTTTTATTTTATCTATAGTTACTGGAAGTTTGGTATTAGCGTAAAGTATAACACTACTATCAATTGAACTACAAAGAGTGTATATAGATTCGGTATCATTACGTAAAACGCAAGAATCGGCAAGCCTGTTTACAGGCTTTAACAATTTTTCCAAAGAACTTTTTGGAATTGGTATTAAAAATTCATTCATCAACTTTAGGTTTGCTACTTTCTTGCATATACTTTAGCATACCCTGTAATGATTTGTCAATGTTTTTTAATGAATTTCTGATACTATCTACATCACTACGAGTTAAAAGAGTTACATTTTTATCTTCTTTAAAACCATCGATTATAGATGATGTTTTTGTTTCTGTTCGTAAAGTTTGAATATTTGGACTAGTAACAGACGGAAGTATTGTAGATACCGCTTGTGGTAATTGTGTTGATTCTGTTGCAAATGAAGCAGCAGTTGGAATAAAAGATGGTTGTATATCAGGAACTTGTGATTGCACATATTCTTCAGGCGGCGGTGGTGCATATCCTGCGGGTGTGTCTGTTAAATAACTCGCAGGTTTGATCCTAACATTAGGATTTTTAACTTTAGCTACAAAACTATTTATATCGATTTTATTTGCAGGATTACTAGTGCGGTGGGTGGTAAATTGATCAACCATTTTCATTTGACCACCCACCATTGCAGCTAGTTTAGCAGCTTCTAACGCTTCCGCCTGATTCATATTTTAGAGGCTTTCCAAAATCTCTTTCATCCTTTTCTCCTGATCAGAAAGAGAATCTGATTTGGTTTCAACTTCTGTTTCAGTTGAAGCACTTATATCATCAACTTTAAACTCATCTTCATCTTCCTCAACAACCGCAGGTGCAGCCGTGTCTTTACCTAAGAAGTGAACATCAAGAAGATCTTTAATCTCGTTATAAGTTTTTGGTTTGAAAATATTGTCATACGATTTGAAAGAACCATAAACAGAATCAATTGCAGAATCTGTATCTAAACCTTCAATTTCGGAAGGTGAAACAAATTTAGAAGTTACATATGATGGATAACCACCCTCATTAGTCTCAACCTTAATTTTAAGATTACATCCATTTGATGATAGATCAAAAATTCGTGAGCCAAATTCATCTTTATCATCACCAAAACGAGCAGCTTCGATAATTTTTTCAAGTTGCGCTCCAGCATTAAGATATTTAACCTGACCTTGATTTGTGGGATTGGAAGGATCGGTGATTACATATGCATTGTAAAGCCACTTCTCCGACTTTTTAAGAGGTTTAACCTGATTAATCAATGTTTCATTTTTAGTAGCCCAAATCTTGGAACGGTACTCACAAATCGGACACTTCTCTTTGTAAGTGTTAGGACATAACACTGAAATTTTTTTACCATGAACACAGCTTTCAAAGATATGTTGTGCGTATTTGTACCAACTGTTGCTTATGTCTTCCACGTTTGGTACGAGACGAACCACATATGTCTTACCAGATTCAAATTTCAAGAAGTCTTTAAAGACTGATTCGGTGTTATTTTTATTGCTGAAGGATTCCTTTAGGGTATCGAACAGGCTTGCGTTGTATTTAGTACTCATAATCTATTTATATTATCACATTTGGCGTATTCGTCAACTCTTTTTCCACAAAAAACTTAACTTTTTTAACACCATCTCTTATAAATTCTTTTGTTTTTAAGCATTTATCGTATTTGTTTTTGTATGATACCAATGCTTCGTATAAATTTGTCGCAAACAAATAAAGTTCATCTTTTGGAATGGTGTTTAATATGGAAAAAACATCGCCCAACTCAAACAAACAATATGGATTTACTCTATGTTCCCTATAATGATCTAACCACGCATAGATGTATCCTGATTTTTTATAAAGATACGCATCCAAATTAATTTTTTTATCAATACAATACATACCAATAAACCGTAAACTCTCTTTAATCTCATCATGTTGCTTGTCAGGACTACGATCTTCCTTTTGTTTTTGATACATAGCATAGTTTTTTAATGCTGCTCTTGTTGTAAATGAGTTTAAAGGTGGATATTTATCATTAGGATATAAAAAAACAGGAGCCTCAAAGAAATCATCGCACTTAATGTGTGGGAATTTCTTTAAAAAATTTGATATTTTTATAATAGATGTTGCGGTGTTTGGGTTTATATTTGAAAAATCTTTACGTTGTTTGTATGGTTCACCCCTTCTATAATTTTTAAGATAACAATTATATACTTTTTTGTTTAAATCAGTAAAATTATTCATTTTTTGTTTAACTTTGATCGAAATATTTTTTTATAAACGTTTGGCGTTGAGCTTAAATATGCTCTTATGATACCTTGAAGGTTGTATTCACCCAATAATGCAAAGTATATCTTCTGTGTCTTCTTATCGTCAACTAAAAATTTTAAAAAATTAAGATAATTCATTTTTTTACCCTTGCATATACAGACAAATGCTCCAAATTTTAAAGTTATCTCTTCAAATTCTTCAATATTTAAAGCATTTGCTGGATTTGTGAGTGATTCTAGTTGCTGAGAGGATGTTATAATCATAATGCTTTAAGTTTTTTGGTCATTTCCATGAATAATGGTGTTATTTTTCCACCAGCAGCGTACCTATGACCATTTCCGTTGCAATATTTGTCTGCAAATGCAGCTAAATCAATATTTTTATCGCTTTTTCTTTGCCTCATACTTACTTTTTCCGTTTTTGTATTGATATAGAACAATATATCTGGTTTATGTATGCTCATTAATGAATCCATTACGATATTATTAAAATTTTCAGTAGTTGCTGCTATTATTTTTTGTGGGGTTCCTTCGATTATTAGTTCACCAGCATAACAATTAGTTTGAGTTAATTTTATTTTGGCATCATCTTTAGCATGTTTGATAATTTCTTTTTGTTTTGGAGTAAATTCTCTAAAACCATCTTTATAATAATTACAAAAATAACAAAATTCGTTTTTAAATTGCGTCCAAAACAAAATATTTAAATCATATGAATCTTGAAAATTATTATTACCACTATCATGATCATCAGCTAATAATAATAATTTTTTTTGTGCATCTGTAAACTCTGGTGCTATGTTTTTAAATAATTTTCTTACAAAAATAGAATTTGATGTATAATCACCATGAAGTATTTTTGCTTGTTTAAACAAGGGAATATATTTTGAACTTCTAACATGGTGATCTATAAATGTTATATATTCATAATCAAGTTCGGGTAACATTTCTTCTCTTAAGGAAAGATCCATGATTATAATTTCAGGTGGATTGCAAGTTTTTTGTATATAGTCTTTAATTATATCAATTTGTACGTTTGTAATTTCTCTATATGTAACTTGAGCTTCAGGTTTAGACCATAAAAAAGTCAAAAGACTGACCGCCCCATCTAAATCTTTATGAGTAAAAATTTGATATGTTTTTTTTATATCCATTACGTTGTTTATTTAGATTAATTGCTTAATTTATCAATTAAATTTAAAGTATCCGATATACTAGAACCAATTTCATCATCTAAATTCATATTCATATTTGGTGATGTACTTTTAACGCTATATTGTTGAACAGATTGATCGGGTTCACTCAATGCAAGAGTTGGATAATCGATATTAAGATGTGTATATACTTCTCTAGGGCCAAAACGGTTTTTTTCTATCCCCATGTGAATAATACCAAGATCAGAATCACCTTCTTCTGTCCAAATTGACATCATAGCATCGACAGTGTGCGCTAAACCCATAGATTCGCTAGTTTTTCCCATATCGGGCTGTGGTGTATTAATAGCGGCTCGGTTTGCTTGTGTCGCAGATATTATAGGACAGTTAAACTCATATGTTAAAGCCCTTAAACCTTCAGTGATTTTTTTAATAGACTCATATGAACTTAATCCAGCAGATGCTGGCATCAAAAGATTAATATAATCAACAATAATAGCGTCTGGTTTGATTCCCTTTTGTATTAATTTGTTTACATACGTCTTTAAATGAAGAACACTTAAAGATTGTGGTGCAAATTCTTTTACAATTAATTTAGATTTACTATTTTTAATTTTATATTCATTAAGATGCTTTTTAAGTGGATCTACTTGAAGTTTTAAATCATCAAACGGTATTTTAGATAACTGTGCGGATATTCTTTTTGCATAAACCTGTTCAGGCATTTCCAGTGAAATTAAAACAACTGTTTTATTCTGACTAAGAATATTTGTTGCAATATTACCAAGAAAAATAGATTTACCAACATTAGTTTGTCCAAAAAACACATAAAGTGCTCTACCCTCTGACATAAATCCACCTCCAATATGATTATCAAGCCATTTCCAACCACTTGAAATGGTATTAAATGATTTATTAAGATCAGAGCAGTGTTTATCGATATCTTCAAGATAATCCATTCCAATATTATCAATTAAAGATATACTACATGCCTTTTCAAACTTCTTAAGTATCTTTGCATTATCAATATGACCAGAATTAACATCTAATGATGTTTCTAATACAGTCGTAAGAACTGATTTTTCCCTTAAAAATCGTTCAGTGTTTTTTATAAGCAAATCTTTATTGTAGTTTTTATCAATACCGTTAAAAGACATAACAGTTTGCTTCAAAGCATCCCTTTGTTCTTGTGTAACAAGATGTGCTTTTAATTCTGTGACGTTTGGAACGTGTCTATTTTCAATATAAAACGATTTAAGAATTGTAAAAACAATATTAATATTTTTATCTTTAAAAAAAATGGGATTAATGAAATCAATAATAGTTTCAAGATAACTTTGATCAAACAAAGCATTGTACATGACTATTTTTTCAAAATAATCCAGATCTAACGATAGATTCTTTTCTGACATAAAGACATTATAAATTGCATTTACACAAAAAGCAATTTATAACTTTCATCATTGGACTTCGTTTTTAAATGTAAGTTCCACTTTAAGTTTTTCTTCAAGTGCAGGGAGAATTTTTCCCCAAACGACTTCATCTGTTTTCCAATCTTTAAAGAAACCTAAAATTTCACCATTGAAAGCATGTCTATGTCCTTGTTTTTCAAGAAT